TTTGGTCGTTTGCCATAGATTGAATGTAATCTTAAATGATGTTTATGGCAAAGTGTCACTGTTTTAGTGTATATTTGTTCTTTATATTCGTTTATAAATGATTCTCGTAAACTTAGTATGCTTTCTTCGTCATTAATTTCTAATTTGTTATCTGCTATCCATTTTTCAAGTAGTTCTGTAAGTCCGTAGTAATGATGAAAATCTAATTCATCAGTAGAACCACAAATGTAACAGGCAGCTTCTTTTTTATACGCGGATTTTGCTTTATCTCTTACGTATTTTACTAAGTCTCTCTTAAGTGTCATTTCTATTCTATGTTTCTAATTGTAACAGAAGTTGGAGATAAAGTCAAGCATTATTTTTTCTAGGTCTCATTAAAACGTAGTCATGCTAGTCTCAAATGAATATAGAGCATATCTGAGTGCGTCCGCCATGTGTGAGGCAGAATTGTGTTTTGGTTTTTCTTTAAGTAAGTTCGGATTTGGGTCCCATTGATACTGGTCTAATGCCATTAAAGATTCTACACATTTTGCATCGACTATTAATCGATCATTATCTACTATGCCGCCAACATGCCCAATGCCATCAAGAACTGACTTTTTAGCATTGAGAGTACTAATCTCATAGTTCTGAGCAAAGTCATATCTAGTTTGCTGAGCTGCTGAATCAATGTAAATATAATCAATATCCCATTTGTCAATAAGTTTTCGTATTTCCTCTGCATGTTGTTCCGTAGTTCTTTCACTATCTAGATATTCATCTAGTAAGTAGTATTTCTCCTCTTCCCAGCTATATCCAATAACACAGAACGCTGTTGGGTCTTTATACCCAACGTCCATTCCTGCAAATATATCCATTTTTCTTATTTCGAGTTCTGATAAGTCTTCAACACATTTTTCATGGTTAAATGCCCACACCTGACCTTCAAACACATTGAAGTCTGCCATGTACTCTTGATTAAATTCTGCTTCCGACATAGTCTTTTTTGCTTCTGCTATGTCACTTTCAGAAAGTCGTGGGTTTTCGTGATAGGTCGCACGAATAGATGCCCACTCTGGATATTCACTACTAAATCCTCGATGCCAGAACTCAGCAAACCAATTATTTCTACCACGAGGAGTAGATATAAAAAGTGCTTTTGAGTTTTCTTTATCAAGTGTTGGACGTAAGGCAACGTTGAAAGCGTCTTTACCATCAACGAGAGCTGCTTCATCGAATATGATAAGATCATAAGATCGACCCACTACTGAATCAACTTGGTTAACCGATCCCATACGAATTGTAGAATTATTTGAAAGTTCGATAACTTTATCTTTTGCATTATCTCTTATTACTTCTAGATCAAAATGTTTAATTAGTTGTCTTTGCAAATCAAATGAGATTTGTGATAGTGAATAGTTTGGTGACATCAATAATATATGGGAGTTTGGCACTAGAGATACCAACTGCCCAAGTATATTTGCGATGTAGGTTTTGCCTTGTCGTCTTGAGACAGCGGCACATACAAAACGATATTTAGGATTATTCAATCCATTTATAATACCAGTTTGTGAGGTGTTAGGTTCGATACCCAATAGGTCTAGATAACCTTCAATTGGGAGTTTGATAAATCGTGATTCATCAAATTCCATTAGTGAGTCGGATAATATATCCTTTCTTGAAATGTCTATCATTAGTGTATTGTTACGTTTTCAAATAGTTCAGTGTCAGGTTCGTTTAACATCTCTTTATCTTCACATATTCCATGCAAATATATGAAGCCTGCGCATAAATCCTGCAATTCTTGTTCTCTTTTATTAAGTTCTTCTTTTTTAGTTAAATGTTTTAATATTCTTTCACTTGTGTTTAAAAGTGTATCAATCCAAATATCTCTAGTATTCTTTTGATAATCCATTAACTTCTCCTTCTTTTAAGACCTCTAGTAAATTTTTGTGACTTAGGAGGCAATTTTTTAGAACCTCCTTTTCCTGCCCACAAAAATTTATTTGCCCAGTATGCTGGTGAAGATTTTCCTCTAGCAATGTTCTTAGCATGTCTTGCTTTAAAACTTCTTCTGGCTTCAGGACTATAATTATGTCCCATGCCTTGTGCACCAAAGCGGATTATCTTAACTTTTCCTCCAACTCTTGTTGCAACGATAGCTTTTTTAGTACGATGCTTTGGAGTCATCTTTGGTTTGTTTAAACGAGTTAATCCTGCTTTACGCAGTTTTGCTCTTTCCGCTTTTGATAGTGCCATTATCTTCTCCTACGACTCCTTTTTACAGGTCTAGGGTTTAGTGTTTTACCGTATCTAGGTCCAATAGCTTTTGCTCCAGTTGGTGCATATCTAGCTGCTTCGAATCCTACCATATTTTTTGTATTTACTGGAACTCCTGCAGCATTATTCATATCTCTAGTAACACCTCTTTTTAATTTATGTTTTCTTAATTTTGAAGTGTTATGAATACTTGGGCCTACTAAAAATCCGCCTTGTCTAGCCATTCTTTTTCCTCTTTATCGCTCTCACATATGCTTGGTGAGTGCTGCCTGGCATAAACACTTTGTCACGACCTCTGCCGTGTGAGTGTATGCCTTTCAATCCTAATGCTCTTGCTCTTTTTCTTGCTTGAGTCATTGTTCTATAAATGTCTTTATTTGCTCTAAAAGCTTTATGTTTTACTTTACTATGTGCTGCCATTTCTATCTCTGAATGTATATTATTGTGGTGTGCTTCTAAGCTAAAACCACTAATTAATAAAAGTAAAAGTCCTAATCTCATTTGCGTCGCCTTTTTAATACTTTTTTACCTAACTTGATGCGCCTTGCAATCAATGAATTAGGGACTCGCTTACCTTGTTTATACAAATCGGAAATACGTTTTATAACTTTTGCTAATGCGCTACTTCCTTCATCGTACTTTCTAGGTACTCCATGTTTACTATAAGGTACTTTTCTTCTACCTTTTCTTTTTTGTGCCACGTCTCTTCCTTACTGTTCTCTTTCTCTTGATGTCATTATCTTGTGAATGACCACCTCTCATGAAAGAGTTTACTCGGCCAAAAGCCCATTGACTCATAGACACTCCTGGTCTAGAACCTGAACTTAAGAAGGCACCTTGTCCTCGTCTATACACTCTTGCAAGTTGTCCATAAGTAAATCTACTATTTTTTGCTTTTCTTTTTAGTGTTGCTTGTACACTTGCACTAAGTGGTTTTCTTCTTACCGTTTTTCTTTTAGTTGTTCTTTTTCTTTTAACCGCCATCTATCAATATTATGTCGAATGAAGAAGATACAATCGAGCTTGTATCGCCAGATGCTAATACTTCAATATCAGTTTTTTCTGGGAATCTCAGTGGACTTGTATAATTTTGATGATAATATCCACCTACTAAATCTATAATATCTTGTGTTCTAAATGGCCCGTCGCCATTAAGTTCTCTTGATTTTAAAAGCACAGTGGCTTTATTGTTCGCTGGTGCCAAACCAACATTCCAAGTTGTAAGATAGCCAGTTTTTCCAGCAGGAATTGTATAAAGAGCAAGTTGTGTTTGACCTAAACCAAATGTTGATCCAACTCCAACAGTTCCGATATCTGCAAGAACCGTTCCTGTACCACCTGAACCGGTAGAAATTAAAACATCACCTTTGTTTGTATTTAATGAACCAGCAGTAGCAACGAAGGCACGATAAACTCTTAAAAACTCTAAAGTTGTTGCCGCTCCACCTACGGTAACTGTTTCTTCTATTTCATTAAAGTTGTTGTCTAATCCCAGAATCGTTACGGTTCTTGCACCGGTTCCACTTGCTGAATCTTCTGAGTCTGCACTATATGCATATAGAGTACTTGCGGCTCCAACAGCAAGGTACACATATTTACCGCCGTACATCCAAACTGTTTCTGGTGTGTTTCCTATGTTTGGATTTCTACCAAATTTATGAATAGAAGAAGTTTTTGCTATTCTCTGTCTTGCTATGCTTAAAAAATTATCGTTGTTAAAACTATTTATTGCCACGTTTCATTACCTGCCTTTTCTTTTTTTGTACCCAGATGCGTAAATTGCTCTGCCTTGCCTTTCAGCTTCTTTTTTTGTCTTATAAGTCTTGCCCGACTTTCCCCATTTCCAACCGCCTTTTACTTTTCTTGCTGGCATTTCTTATTTCCTCTAATCTTGCTTTATCTTGCTGTATAATTACAGGCACGGGAGTTTGATTATTACCACCTTTTGTAAAGCCTGGGTGAGACCATAAATATTCACATGTGTTCTGGCATTCATTTAAAAATGCCACGTACTCATCAATCGCATCAAGCGTAAGGTCATCACCCAGTAGATATATGATCACCTCCCAAGGTAATGTTCGAAAGTTTTGTTCATTTAATACTAGGAAATCTTCATTGAAATCCATAATCTTTGTAGTTCCATTAAGATAACTTTCATAACTCCATGGACATACATGTTTTATCGAGTGAAAGTACTGTAACCAGTTTAACTTAGCCTCTGCTTCGCTTTTTCTTTCCACGTTTTTTCTTTTTACCCATGCCTTTTTGTTTCTTTAGTATAGCTTCTCTCAAGGCTTTCGGTAATTTCATTTGTTTTTTTGTTAATGCCATTTGGCTTCTCCCATTGTCCGTCAGGACACTTCGCCGATGGTATTAGAACTTTAATCGGCATAAAGCACTTGCATAAGTTGCAAGTTTTCCAAAAAGTATCAAACTGAGGACACGTCCTACAAATATCGTATCGTCTCATATTTATGAACGTCTACGTTTTTGTTTGGTCTTCTTTTTAATTGCAGTTGAGAGTTCAGTTTCTTTCTGAACTCTCTTTGCTGCGTCATGTAATGCTTTTCTTAGACTCATCTGTCTTTTGCTTTACCTACGTTTAATGCACACCAGTCCATAACCATGTACACTTTTTTCATCCAACCATCATCTACTGGAGTTGGAGTGATTGCTGCAATAAATGATGCAATCATCACAATTGTTGGGATAATGGCAATCCATGCCTGTACCCACTGAAAAAATTCTAACATTAGCTTTTCTCCTCAATATATTTCTTTGCCTCATTTTTAGATGAGAACTTGTATAGATGTCCTTCAGGACTTCTTACACACCATCTACCTCTTCTTTCGACCATTGTCCAGCCTTCGGGTAGTGTAAACTCTTTTTTGACTATTGGAGCTTTCATGTCTTTTGTACTGTAATCTTCTATCATAATTTTATCCATGTAATGTAACTAAAGTTACAATTAAACCTGCCATGAACAGTATAACTGCTCCTGACCCTCCTATAAGTATTTGTTCTATTCTTCTTATGGAGTTTTCTATGTCCTCAAATGTGTTGAACGCAGTTTTCCACCGTTCAGCACAGATGGCTTCATGTTTTTCTAAATCCGTTTTTACTTGTTTTGCATCGTCTGACATAGTTTTAATCCTAAAATTTATACCTACAATTATACAAAAGTTTTGATGTTTTGTCAAGCATTATTTTTGTAAGGTGTAGATTTTGATTGGCTCGGACTTGCCTTTTACAATTATCTCGTCTAGGTATGTATACTCATAACCATCAACTAGACTATGTTCTGAAATGATAACATCTACATCATATTCCTTGCATTGGCTTTCTAGCCTTGCAGCAAGATTGACGCTATCACCGAGCACGCTATAATCGAAACGACTACTTGATCCGAAATTGCCCACAACACAAAGTCCCGTATTAATACCAGCACCTGTGTTAATTTGGTCCAACCCTTCTTCATTAAGTTCTTCATTTAATTTCTCCAAAGAAATTCTCATTTCTATAATTGCTTTTGTCGCATTTTCCACTTGTTGTTCGTCATCTAAAGGTGCGCCCCAGAAAGCCATGATGCAATCACCCATATATTTATCGATTGTTCCTCCATGTTTAAGTATTATCTCAGTCTGATTGTCAAGAAAACGATT